GAACTACCCCGACCACCCCTTTCACGAGGTTTTGCGTCAGACGGTTCATAGGCGCTCGTATGAAACGAAGGAGGAGTATCAGTTGATGGTTGAACATTATGCGGACCCGCACCCCAAGCGGACGCTGCGAATTCAGGCCTTCGAAGAGATGCACGGACGTGCGGCGATTCAACGCACAGCCCACACCGACCGTCTCTACGTCAAGCGACCGGCCATCAAACTCAAAACCGGTGAATACGGCAAGAAAAACAAGTACGGGAGGGTCATTGTCAACTTTGGGACACCGGCGTCCCTGCAAGGCGCGTGGATCACGGACATGATCAAACACGCAATGGAGGTTGACATCCCATTCGCCGGGGGCCACGTGCGTTTCATCGCCACCCCCGACCCCGTCGCCCTGGCTGAGATTTTCGATAAACTGCACAGTCCGCCAGGTGTCTTCTATGGTGTGGCGTTCTCCGATGACATGGCGTTTGCCATCCGCGACCCGAGTGGTCGAGTCCACAGGTTCAATATCGACATCAGCTCGTGCGATAAATCGCACGGGTTGGTGGTCTTCCGCACCTTTGAACGACTCGCCCTCGGGACGCATCGGGACACGCTCCGCAAACTTGCCTCGACGTGCCAACTCACACACGAGATTCGGAACCCATTCAATCCCAAACAGAAACTCACGCTCAAGCCGCGCGAGATCGCCATGGGTTCTGGAGTCACTCTCACCACTGCACTTAACACAACAGCCTCACTCACCATCCTCGCCAACATTGGACTTCTGCGCCTCACGACAGCGGACGAGATCCACCGCGCCACGGGTCAACTTGGTTACCTCCTTGATGTTCAGACTTGCGAATCGATGGCAGACATCTTGTTCCTCAAGGTCATGCCAGTCGAACTCGACGATGGTGCCTTCTTCCCTGTCATGGCTATCGGCGTATTCTTGCGTGCTAGCGGCGCCTGTAAGGGCGACCTCCCCGGTAGCGGCCCCCTGGAAGAGCGAGCCCGCGAGTTCCAAGCGGCCCTCCTCCGAGGCTTCTTCAGCAATTGTACTTTCCCCGCACTCGAAGCGATGAGGAAGCGCTTCGACGTCACTCCTAGAGCATCCATCCAGCAACGGGTGGACCGTCTGCTCGAGTACAAGATGCAAACCCGCCACGCACCCTTCCAATGTCTCACCGATGCACAGGTACTTGCACGGTATCACCTCACGCCTGAGGAGGAACTCGACGTTCTCGAGTTCTTCCACAACGGGCGCACTGGCACCAGCTTCTCCAGTCCTGGTCTGTCTCGCGTTCTTCAGGCGGACTACGGACTTGAGTGCCACACCATGTAAGCACGCACACACTTGCACAACACCACGCGGAGACGGGCTCCGCACCACCGATCTTGGGCCCAGAGGCGGGCTGACACTCTTCGATTAGACATTTCTCCTTATCGGGTGTCTCGCAAGGCAAAACGAG